AGTGGATCAAAATGCAGTTGATCGGCTTGGTTGGTAGCTTCTTCGGTGGTGCTGCTGGCGGTGGCGGTGGTGGGTTTGGCGCTGGGGCGTTCAACCTCTCTGGTGGGCAGTTTGGAGCGTTTGCCGAAGGTGGTTATGTCACAAGCCCAACGGTTGGATTAGTTGGTGAAGCTGGTGAGTCTGAATATGTCATCCCATCCAGCAAGATGAGCACAGCTATGGCGCGTTACAGCAAGGGCGCACGCGGTAGCAGCGTTCTCTCTGATAGCGGCGTTGCAGGTGGTGACAGCAGCGAGACACCAACTTTCCGTCTTGAGACCACGGTGATCAATGGCGTTGAATATGCGACTGTTGATCAGGTCCGCGCTATGGGGCAGCAAGCCGCCAGACAAGGTGCGGCAGCTGGAACAGCACGCACCATGAGTAGCTTGAAAAACAACAGGTCAAGCCGTAGCAAGCTGGGGATGTAATGGCAGCAATTCAAACCATTGGCACATTTGTCCGCACTGCTAGGGGTGGCTACCAAAACGCAAACGTCGGCGGGACACTGAGCAACCTGCCTTACCTGCCGTTTATCTATCAAGGTGCAACGCGCACCCGAAGCGGTGACAACTTAGAAGCTGCGCTTGTACTGGCCAGTAACGAGATTTCCGTTGACTGGGTGCAAGAGCTAGTTCAAAACGGAGCAACGGTAACCGTTGAGAACTGGTTGCTAAGAGAGGGGTCACTGGCAACAATCCACCAGTTGACCAAAGAGATCTGGCTTGCTGCTAGCTACAACTACGACGACACAAACTGTGAGTTGACGCTATCAAGCAGCATCGATGCGGTTGGATCGCAGTCACCGACAAGGGTGCTAACCCGAGCCATGGTCGGTGCATTGCCTACAACCGGTGCTGTGCAGAACCTATGACGCCGCTTGAGTTAATCGGCAAGCAGTATCGACTCGGTAGCACGTTTGAAAAGCATGGCACTGGTGATTGTTTAAGCCTTGCGCGTGCGGTTTTAGCTTCTTACGGCATCAGCACACCAGAACCACAGCGGGCTTGGTACAGGCGATTGAGGCAAGGCGATACGCAAGTCTTTGTTGATGAACTGGAACGATGGGGACGCAAAACAGAACATCTAGACTGCGGTGTAGTGGCATTGTGCCGGGCTGATGCGGGATACGGTCTTGCAACGTGGTATCTAGACGGATGGATTCATTACGCAGGGTCGGTGGTCAAATGGAGCCCAAACGGGGACTTGGTGGTCCTCGGGCTTTACTGCCAGCAGAAGTAGAGATGTGCCAAGTCCTCGGGATTACCGAGGATGATTATTGGCTCTTCTGTCAACTCGCTCAGGAGAGAAGTCAAGAACGGGAAGAGGGCTATGAGCTGATCCCTGACATTCGAAACGAACCAGTCAGCATCATCACAAGTTTGGTGATTGGTCTTGCACTGACTGCGGTCAGTGCATTGCTGACGCCTAAGCCGAAGTCACCGCAGCAACGGAAGGCACCGCCGCAGCTACAGACGGCTGATGCAACCGGACCCAAGCGGTTTGCTACACAGGCTGGATTCAACAACGTCCAATCGGTTGCCAGCCTTGGTGAAGTGATCCCCTTGGTTTATTGCCTGAGGAGTGCTGGTCAAGGTGGGGTGAGAGTGGCGAGTCGTTTGCTGTGGTCACGAATGACCAGCTATACGACTACACAGCAATTTGAAGGTATCTATCTGTTCAGCAGCGGTCCATTGTATGAACGCCCGCCGTTTTATGGTTTGGCCATTGGTGACACGCTGCTTAGTTCATATCCTGAAAGCAAGCTACGTGCAGCTTTTGCGCCTTCGGGTGGGCGTTTAAGTGCCAGGCGCACATCTCCCGCCAATCAGAACGGGCAGTATTACGAGACGCAAGACACCGACACCAAGATCCCCGGTAATGGCTTTGAAGTGTTCAGGCCAAACCTGGGTGCTAGGCCAGACTTTTGCGGCGTCCGTACACCATCAACTCAAACGCAGTTTGGGCTTTATGCGCCTATGCCCAACGGGATGGCATTTCAGCTTCCTTATGAATTGGTCCTGGTTCAGGATGGTTCAGGTTCTGATGCAAAGAATCGATCCAGAAGCAAACGAGACAAGCTAAACATGCGGTTCGCCGTTGGTGCTGCTGTTACGTCGGGTTCAAACTGGCAAGCCAAGAATTCAATTCTCACTTATACGGTCAGGGGCGATGTCTACACAACAAACGCTGGCTGGGTTACTGATTGGGGCTTGGAAGATATTCAGCAGACGCAACGAGCGAGACGAGAAGAGATCGATAGCAACATTGGCATTGGTAGCCAATACATGATCGGGCAAACGCTTGTTATCTGCACTGGAATTAGCACGCCCGACCCATGGCAAGAGGGTCTGACGAAGACTTATACATTCAAAACGACTGAATATCAGCCTGGGGCAAATGTAGATATTAAAGGAGTTGGCGGTCTTGAAGAGGTGTTTCAAACTACCGCCGTTTGTCGTGCTGCCACTGGGATTGTTTCCAATAGCCGCGCTTGCAACCAGACAGAGATCGGCATTCGCAGCCAGGTATGGAAACAGCTTAGTTTTGCCAATGTCAACACGCAACCAAGCCAATCAACGATTGAAGACTATGAGGAGAAAGGCGGTAGCATTAATCTTGGGCAGATAAACAAATACCTGACCCGATATTCATTCTTTGGTCTGCAAGCTCGAAAGCGTGGCAATACTGAATGGACAAGTCTCACTGGTACAACTAACATCTTTTGCATCAAGGGAAACACGCCTCAAGATCAATACAACTACATAAACATCATTCATCCTTTTGGGCAGCATGAGTTTAGGTTTGTGCCGGTGCCAGGCAACAACATCTGGAAATTCTGGCTCAATACTGCCAACAAAATTTATCAGCTGAAGCATGGCAGAGATCAGGGTCCACTAAGAACTCAAGTCCCGGGCATCCCTGGCAATTTTGATGTTTACTTCCAAGGTGTGGAAGTGCCAACGCCATTTAATGTAGCGCGATTCTCTAACCCAGAATGGATTGTTGGACCAAATATCAGAGACTGGGGCAAGACGCTAAACGCTTTTGATGCAATCGCAGATTACATCAAGTACGAGGGTGAGTCGTCTAGCCACCAGTCTGCGCCAGAACACGAGATCGTTTATGTCAACGAGATCATTTACAACGACAATCAATCTGCTGGCGGAATCATTGGGTTGCCTGCTAATGGTCCGCAGTACGACAACCTGGCAATTGCTGGCTTGAATCTATGGTCTGACAAGGAATGGTCTTCATTGTCTGAGTTGTCAGCATGGTGCAACGCAGGCATTTCGGTAAAGCGGCTTAACGGCAGCACTGGACCCACCAACCTATTTCCTGACATCGTTTATGACCTGTTGACCAACTCGTTGTATGGCGCTGGTGAGCTGATTGGCATCGACCAGGTGGACAAAGCGTCGATGGCGTTTGCGGCTCAATACTGCTCGATTAATGGCTTTACCTGGAATGGTGTGATCACTGACAGGTTGAACCTTCGAGAGTGGATCTTTGAAAATGCTGCTTATTGCCTGTTGGACTTTACGATCATTGGCGGTCAGTTTGCATTGAAACCAACGCCTATTACGGCATCGAACGGGACCATCCTCCCTAACCAAGCGCCGACCGTTAAAGCCCTATTTACTGACGGCATTATTAAAGACCTGCAGGTCACATTTCTTGGACCAGAGGATCGCCAAGCATTCAAGGCGGTCTGTCTTTACCGGGAAGATGACGAGAACGGATTTCCAGAAACAAAGATGATCAAAGTTCGCCTATCAGGTGGCAGCCCTGCTGCGTACCCAGAAGAAGCTGGCAATCATGAGAATGACCCAGAGGAAACATTTGACCTGACAGGTTTTCTGACGGTTGATACTGGAGTCACGCCAGAGCATGCCATTACATTTGCCAAAACTGCCATTCGCACCCGCGTGCTGGTGACACATAGCGTGCAGTTTGAGACCACGCCTGAGGCTGCGCGTGGGCTTTCGCCTGGTGACTACTTCAGGCTTTCAACAACTGTCAGCCATACCAGCAGGTTCAACAACGGTGTTGTTAGCGATCAAGGTGACGTGACATCCACCACCCAGCTGAGCCCTGGCAGCTATGACATCTATAGCTGGCAGCCTGGAACAGATGCAGTGCAGCAAAGTCAGCTGGTCATTGACCCAAACGGCAAAGCACGCCAACGAGGGATCGTCTTCACGCTTGCTAGCAAGTCGATTGAGACCCGCCTGTATAAGGTTGAGTCAATGAGCTATGCAGAAACGGGGCTGGTTGAAATCACCGGAAGTGTGACGCCTCTTTCAAGGTCAGGCGGGTTAGCGATCATGGACCCGAACGGATTCATTGTTGAGAAGGTCTAAGCTATAGCCAGAGCTGGTCTGTCTCTTGGTTGTTAAATTCCCAGATATTGAGCCGACAAGCCGTAGCTACAACCCTGGCGTTTACGCGCAGACAGAGTTCAAGGCGCTGAACGGTTCCACGACTGTTTTGCGCTATGGCAACAAACGGTCTGATTCAGAGCTGCGCCTAGGTTTTGCCAATATCACCGACAGTGAGGCAGCAGCAATTATCGAAAATTATGAGCTAGTCAACAGCACGTGGGATTATGTGCAGTTTTCTACTGACAATGGGTTGATTGACAATGCGTTGATTGGGATCAATAGCGATTCTCTGGCGGCGTATGTTGCTGAAAATGCTGGCGGGCGTAAATGGCGTTACGCCGAGCCGCCGTCAGTCACAAGCGTTGTGCCTGGGCGAAGCTCAGTCCAGTGCAGATTCCAGGCATTCCTGGATCCCTAGACTGAAGACAAGGTTTTAGTGCGTCATGGCTTGCTACTCCGGCAAAGACGGGTCTTTGAAGTTTGAGGGCACGGCCATTGGGCGTGTCCGCAACTGGTCATTGAACGGCACGGTTGAGACGCTGGATACCACGAGCTTGGGCGAAGACGCGCGAACCTTTTGCGCAGGACTGAAGACCGCAACAGGCACTGCCACCATTTGGTATCACTCAGACAACAACATCAAAACAGTGCTGGATAACTGCATCACGCAGGCCACGCCAACGGCGGGATCTCTTGAGTTGGCATGGGGCAACAAAAAGATTGTTGGCAACTGCTATGTCAGCAGCGCCACGATTACCTGCAACACGGGCGAGGTGATGTCAGCTGACGTGTCGTTCCAGATGACCGGTGATTATTCCACCGTGACGCTGTGAGATGGCCGTTTACCTTGGCGAGAATGGCTGCGTTGAATTAAAGCGCAACTCACAGGATGAGCTGATTTATGGCACGGTTGGACGATCAGACGTAAACCCAACCAAAGATCGGTTTAGCTTTGATTTCCCGTCAGGCGTGTTGCTAACTGGTGATCAGGTTGAGATTAAGTCAACTGATGGCAGAACGCTTGATTTTATTGGTCCTGACGGCTGGCCTTCTGGCAAAGTCTATAAAGATGGCATCTTTTATCTCTTCGTTGATGAAGTCGGTGCGCTTAGGCTTTATCACTCCTT